CGGCGCGCTTGAAGAACTTGGCGTAGTCGACCGGCCAGGTGCGGGTCGGGGAGCAGTGGGAGGCGAAGCGGCCTCGGCAGCAGTAGCGGTCCGTGGCGAAGCGGGCGCAGGGTGAGGCGCAGGCGAAGACGCTGAAAGCGCAGTCGGACGCGCAGACGGCAGCCGCGAAGATGGACACAGCGCGCGAGGAATCGACCGCGCGCCTGCAACTCGCCAGCGAGGAGAGCCAGGCCATGATCGCCCTCAAGCGGGCCGAAGCCGAGGAAGAGGCGCGCCTGGCGAGGGAAAAGGCGGCCTTCGAAGCCGAGATGGCGCAACAGCAGGCCGATCGCGAATGGTCGCTTGCCCAGCAGCGCGCCAGCCGGGAGGCTGAACTGTCGCGGATGAAGGCCGAGGCGCTGCCCAAGAACCGGGCGGGCGGGGATTTGTCGAAATGAGCGCTCTACGCGAGGCCCTGATCACCGCGATGGAGCGCGTGCGCGACGAGAAGGTTCCGCGAGATCGCTATTCCCTGATCCCCGACTTTGCGGACGCCTGCATCGACGTGATCGGCCAATGGACAGCGGAGGAGCCAGAATGACAGTCGATCCGGTTGTGCGCGCACAGCGGTGGCGCGAGTTTTATGAGGAAGAGGGCGGCCTGCGCGACATGCTGGCGGAAATCCGCAACGCCTATCTTCTGCGGATGGCGGATGTTGAGCCATGGGAGACGGGCAAGCTTGCGAAGCTCGCGATTGCGCACAAGGTGTCCGAGCAAGTCGATGGCTTTGTCGCGTCGATTTTCGCCGATGGTGCCGTCGAACTGAATGCGCGTCACCACGCAAACCGCATCGCCGACCTGCCGGAGCGCAAGCGGCGCTGGCTTGAACGATTCTCAGGGAGCTGATGATGGAAGACCTCGATAACGACGATACCCTGAACGGCGCGGCTGAAGCGTTCGGCAATCTCGGGCAGATTCAAGACGCTGACGCGCCCGACGACGACATGGACGACGAGGCGCTTGACAGCGACGCCGAAGATCACGATGATTCCGTCACCGAAGGCGATGAGCCCGAGGGCGACGAGCAGGACGACGAACCGGAGGCCCCGGCCATCGACCCGCCTGCGAGTTGGGACGCCGAAGCCCGAGCGCGGTTTGCGAAGCTCCCACCCGAGGACCAGCGTTATATCGCTGACCGGGAGAGCCAGCGCGATCGGTTCGTGCAGACGAAGGCGACAGAGACCCAGCAGCACCGCGACGCGGCACGCGCAGCCTTGGATGAACATATCCAGTTGCGCCAGCAATACGCTGAACAATTGGACACGTATGCGAAGCTGTTTGAGCCCCAGCGGCCGGATTACAGTCTACTGGCATCCGATCCGCAGGCCTACGCGTACCAGCAGGCGGTTTACGACCGAGCCATAGCCCAGCGCGGCGAGATCGCGCAGCAGGCCGAGCGAGCCCGCCAGGAAGCCCAGGCAATCCAGAACCATCAGGCGCGCGCCGAGGCGCAGGCCGAGTTGCAGCGGTTGGTCGAAGCGATTCCGGAATGGAATGATGGCCAGAAGCGCGGCGAGATGGTTCAGGCGCTGGAAAGCGTGGGGCGCGAACTGGGTTATTCCGACGACCTTCTGGCCCAAGCACGGGCGAGCGATGTGATCGCGCTCAAGAAGGCGGCGGAGTGGCGCGACGGGTATCTCAAATACAAGGCTTTGCAGGGCAAGCGGATGGAGGCCGTAAGGGCCGCCAAAGGCAAGCCTAAAGTGTCCATTCCCGGCACCGCCCAGCCGAGAGGCAGCGGCCGAAAGCAGGCATTGCAGGACTCGATGCAGACGTTGCGGAAATCCGGCTCGCTCGATGCGGCCGCCGCAGCCTTTCGAAATCTCGGGTGATCGACGCTGACGCGCGGCACCCACGCAAAGGACATTAACAATGGCTGTTCCCGCCAATACGATCCAGACCATGACCCGCGTCGGCAACCGTGAGGATCTGTCGGATATCATCTATAATATCTCGCCGACCGAGACGCCGTTCGTGACCGCGATCGGCCGTTCCGACGCCACGGCGGTCTATACCGAGTGGCAGACCGACGCGCTCAAGGCCGCGAATCCCGACAACAAGGCGGTTCAAGGACAGGATCTCGACAACGAGAGCCGCCCGGCCACCAAGCGGCTGGGCAATTACACCCAGATCATGTTCAAGGTGGTCGGCACCTCGTCCACCCAGCGCGCCGTCAAGAGCGCGGGCCGTCGCGATGAACATTCCTACCAGATGGCGCGTGCCGGTCAGGAATTGAAGCGCGACATGGAGGCGCGGTTCACCGGCAACTATGCCGCCGTGCCGCCGGACGACGACACGGCGGGCGAATCGGCCGGAGCGCTGGCGTTCCTGAGCACCAACAGCCAGCGCGGCACAGGGGGCGCGAATCCCACTCTCAGCGGCACCACGATGGGTTATCCAAACGCCGCTGCGACGAACGGCACAACGCGCGTCTTCACGGAGGCGATGCTGAAAACGGCAGTGGGGCAGGCATGGACCGCCGGCGGCGACCCGTCGCTCGCGATCATGCCGCTGGCGCTCAAGCAGCTCGCGGCCACGTTCGCGGGTCTTGCCCAGCAGCGCCGCGAGACCGGCAACAAGAAGGCGACGATCATCGCCGGCGCGGACATCTACGTGTCCGATGTCGGCGAGATTCAGTTCGTGCCGGATCGCTTCTGCTCGACGCGCGATGCGCTCATCATCGATCCCAAGATGTGGTCGATCGCCACGCTCGATCCGATGCAGCGCGGGAAGCTCGCCAAGACCGGCCTCGCCGATCGTGACTGCATCTGGGTGGAGCACACGCTGCGCTGCCACAATGACGGCGCGTCCGCCGTGGTCGCCGATCTCAAGGCCGCGTGACGATGGCGGGGCGGGCTACGGCTCGCCCCGTTCTCTTCGAGGGATGACATGAGCGAACGCCTGTTCAACTACGATCCCGCCACCGGCTTAAGAACGTGGTTCTCCACCGATAATGATGGCGACACATGGCGTTTCCGGCATGAGCAGGATGTCACGCCGATCCTCGACCAGAACAAGGAATCGCAGGCGGACGGCTTCGATAAGCGCGCGGACATGTGGCACGCCGCCCGCATCCCGACCGTGGTGCTCATGGAATGGATGACGAAGTTCGGGGTGAAGGCCTGGCGCAAGGATCACGCCGATGGCGTGCGCAAGCTCCTGAACCATCCCGATTACCGATACCTCCGCGTCAATCACTTCATCATGTGAGGATTCAGCGATGAGCGACATTTCCACCACCCTATCCGCAATGGGCGGCAATCAGGCTGCGGACGAGGTTACGCTCGCCGCGATGGGCAGCAGGGCGATCCGTCTTGGCGCTCTGACGCCGACCACGGCGGCCGGCACCGCCGATGCCGCATTCAGTCAGGCGATCTCGGGCAAGACGGCAGACTCCACACTGAGCGCGAGCGACGAATCCGGCTTGTTCTCTATGAGCGGGACCAATCTCGTGGCGACCGCCCCTCCCGCCGCAACCTATACTGTCACTGTCACGGAGACTCTGGCGAGGGCGGCAAATTCTCCGCGCGCCACGACCGTAACCGTGACGATCAGCTAGGCCGCGCGGTCGATGACAACCTATATCGTCGCGCAGACGCCGCTCACCATCACCGGCTATGACGGGCTCGTGTCCGCACTGGGAGAATGGACCGGCCGCGACGATCTGGCGGCGCGTGCGCCGGATTTCATCGACCTGGCCGAAGCGCGGCTGCGGCGGCTCATCACCGCGCCGGAGATGGAGACGCAACTCACCATCACGTCAGCGGCGTCCATCCCTTTGCCTGTCGATTTCGATTCAATCCGCTCACTGTATCTGACATCGAATCCACGTCGCCTCGTCACGCAGGTCAGCCCTGCCGAGTTCTATGGGCGCTCGAACGATTATCAGGGCCAACCCGCTGTTTTTGCCATCGTCGCCGGGAACCTGCTGTTCTCGCCGACGCCGGATGCCTCGTATTCCGCCGTTCTAACCTACCTGGCGTCCATCCCTGCGCTGGGTTCTGGTCTGCAAGCGAACTGGCTGCTTGCGGGGCATCCGGACATCTATCTCTATGCCTCGCTGATCCAGGCAGAGTTCTTCGGCTGGAACG